TAAGCGAAATTGGGAAGTTTGGTATCTTGACCCAAAAAAGAAATCAGATGGGATTAAATTAGAAAAAGCTAAAGAGATTGCCAGCCAACATCCTCAAGTATTTGAGATCAGAGAAAAACAGTCGATGCCGTTATTGCATAAACTGAAACGAGTAGGGGAGTTGGTATTGGAGCATGTTGAAGACCCGTTTAATGGTATGTCAAACTTTCCACTTATTCCATTTTCTCCATTAGGTGAAACTCAATACGACATGGGCATGGTTGATAACCTCATTGGCCCACAGGATGAATTGAATAAGAGAATGACCAACGTAACGCATATCCTTGGCCAGACAGCTAACGGCGGAATGATTATCGGTTCAGATAAACATAATTACGCTAAGACATTGCGTGATTTTGGCAGTGCTAATAACTTCGTTGTCGAGCGTGACAAATGCGGAGACTACTTTGAGAAGATACAGCCAAGTCCTATCTCATCAGGTCACATGGATTTGCAACAAGTAAATAAGAACTATATGGAAGAAATCAGCGGCGTGACGGGTGCTTCTCGTGGCCAAGATCCTGAACGGCAAGAGTCTGGCCGGTTATATCAGCAAAAGGTTAAACAGTCCATCACAACGAATCAAGTTATATTCGACAGGTTTGATTACTCGTGGAAAATTCTATCTCAGACTGTCATGGAAATGATTCGCCATACTGATACCTACACTGAGCAAGAGATTAGCTACATGATTAAGGACAAAGACCTGGTGAACGGCGAGCTTATGGATAAGGCACGCGAACAAGTCATGCAGAAAGTACCACCACCACAAAGTCCTTTAGAGAATCCTAACCTGGGCCAGATGAATCCAGAGGATATTCAAGTTGCTTATACCCAATATGAACAGAAGTTAGAGCATTACACAAAACTGGCTGACGAGCAAGCTATTGAAATCGCTAAAGATGAATTAATGACGCAGCTAAAGGCGTACCGATCCGGGATATATAGCATCGTAATTATTCAAAGTCCGAACGCACCGACCACGCAAATTAGCAACTTCCTTGAAATGAACGCACTTAGGGATATGGTTCCACCAGAGATATTAGCACCATACATGATACGGGCCACTGGTATGCCTAAAGATCAGAAAGAGGAAATGGCGGAGAAGATCGAATCGTTAATCAAGGCTGGCCAAGAACAGCCACAACAACCTCAAACTTAAAAGGAGTTTATTATCATGGCAAAAGACAATCAGAACGCATGGCAGGGGACGAAGCCCAAGCCGATGCCGTCCGCACCACCACCAGTTGACGATCAGCCACCGGATGAAGATCAAGTTGATACAAGTGATATTGACAAGTTGGAAGAAGAATCAGTCAAAGTTAGCGAAGTTGAAATTAACCTTCGTGAACAGGTCGCTTTGCTTCAAAAAACGATTGCCAAGTTAAGAAAATCAGACAAGTCACTGGTTGGTACGCTTTCGTTGGCCGCTGAACAGTTGGAATCGTTGGTTGAGCAAGCCGATGAAAAGATCACTGACGGTACGAGATATATGCAAACAGCCCAAGGGTTGTTGGTCAAAAAAGTTATACCCTATGTGAATGATGGATTATCGCAGTTGGCTAAGATAGCTGCAAAGCAGAAGAAATAGGGTTTATCGGAACCGTACTCGCCGGTATATGCGAGGCTTCCTGAAACCGTGACAGGATAATCGCGGGATACCCTTCACGATGGGCGTAAATCGTGCTTCGGCACTTGAGCCGTTAAATCAAGTAGGAGTAATGTGATGAGTGAATTATTAGAAGATTTTGTAAACGATGAGAACGAACAGGATGATGAAGTAATTAACGAAGATGAAGTCCAAGCAGATGACGAAGTTAATGCCGATCAGATAGAGGATGATTCTATTGAGCAGAATGATGATACTGACGAGCAGGTTGAAGATGACACGAACACGGAAGTGGATGAAGATTCTGAGCCAAAGACAGTACCATTAACCGCTTTGCAAGAAGAACGGGCCAAAAGGCAGGAGTTGAAGGCTGAACTTGAAGAACTAAGACAGCAGCAGACCGAACAGGCCGCCGCTGGCTCAACAGGAACAGCAGAGCAGGTAGTTATGGCCAAAACTCTCGACCAGGGCGACCCTGACCCATACTCAACGGTCACTGATGAAGATATTGATATGATGTTGCCTAGCGAAAAGCACAACCTAGATGTTTCACATAACGCTTGGCAGCAACGAGAAGGTCAACGTCAGTCGCAGTTTAATCAGTCGCAGCAGTTGAATGTTATGGAAATGCAAGCAAGGGACGTATATTCAACTGAGGCTATGGGCGTAAACAGGGATTATGATTCGGTTGTAAGAGCAGGTAGTAATTTCTTGTCTCCGCAAGATAAGCGGGCTGTTGTATCCGATTCTGACCCGGCAAAGAAACTTTATGATTTATGTATTGAACGTAATCCGTATATATCAGCGAACGAAGCTGGTACTACTGAAACACCTGGAAGTTCTCCACAACCAAAAAAAGACAAAGCTAAGATTCCTAAATCTTCAATCGACACTCCTAAGCTGGGCAAGGTATTCGCAGAGGATGATTCTTTGGGTAGCTTGAGTGACAGTTTATTGGGTGACGGTACGGAAGAAGAATAATAGATTTGTCGGAAAGGCCAAAAGGCTGAATTATGGGAAGACAAGCAAGAGCGTCTACGAGTCCGAATGTACCAATAAAATGGTCGAAGAAGTTTTACAAGTATGCACTTGAGAAAAACTTCTTTGCCCGATCTGGACTGATCGGCGAAGGCGAGGACAGTATGATTCGAGTCCATAAGGACTTGACGAAAGAAAAAGGCAATACAATCCGTATGCCGATGACCGGGCCATTAACCGGTATTGGTGGCGGTGACGACTTCAACTCAGAGGATATTCTTGAAGCCTATTCGATTTATCACTTTGATATTGTCGCTCACGAACGTGGCCACGCAACTGGCGTTAGTGGCCCTTATACCCAGCAGTTGATGATTGAGGATTGGCCTAAAGAAGCCACCAATAAGATCGCAAGCTGGAAGGGTGTAACGATGGAGCTTGAGATTATCAATGCCCTTTGTGGTTTGTATAATCTCTCTGACGATGTTCAGTCAGTCAATGAAAACGCACCATCGTCTGATCGTATCGCTTATGGCGGCGAAGCGGCTGATGGAACCTTGGGCGTTAAAAGCTCCCTTGGTGATGATACTGACTTGGGTACAACTGCGGCGGGTGTGACTGATGATTATGAATTGTCTGGCGAAGCTGCTGCAAGTTATATGATGGGACCGACATTTCTTGAAGCGGTTGTTGATTATTATATCAACCAGGAACCACGCCCGCAAATGTTAATGATTGAAGGCAAACCATGCTTGATATTATTGATGACCACAGGCCAGGCTCGTAACTTTGTACAGAACGCTAAGTACATCGCTCGTAATCAGTATGCCCAAGTCAGAGGTAGCAAGAATCCGCTGCTGAATGATTCGCTGGGCTTCTGGAATTGTGGCGAAGTATCTGTTCTGCTGAAATCTTATGGCCGTATGCCGTATCGTATTGGTGCTGGCGGCACAACTCCACAGGAATCATTTGAGTTGAGCGATGACAGGTCTACTGCGGCGACCCTCAAACAGGTTCAGACCGATAAAACTGTTGGTCGTGCATTACTTATGGGTGCGCAGGCTGGTGGCATTGCTTACGGTAGTGTCGGCAAAGGTCAGATGTTCAATCGCTTTGAAGGTGATCTGGATAGCGGTACTAAGCGTAAGCCGTTCATGGGCGTTGACTGGATTTATGGCATATCCAAGACAGTATTTGAGAATGAGTCTAATGTAGCTCAGTCCGATTACGGTCTAATGTGTTTGGATACCATGCAGGTTTAATTGTCCAGGCTTAACTATCGAATTAATGTCTAACATAAAGGAAAATTGTTATGACAAGAATATTACAATCTCTTAAAAAATATCATTTTTGTGTAGTTGATGAAAATGATAACCCAATAACCTCTGGTTTGCGGGTGAGTATTTTTATCCCCGGCAGTACGACTGCCACTGTTTACGCTGACCAGTCTGAGACAGCGTTGACCAATCCGATCACCTCGACGGTGTTTGATACCAAGACCGGACAGATTGAATTCTGGTATGGTGGTAATTCTGTTGATATTGTTATCAATGATGGCATTGGCCGACTGGTGAAGGTCGAAGGACTAACTCCTAGTCAGAATCGGATTGTATTTGATTCCCGTCTGGCTCTTGGCGGTTCAATGGGTAATATAACCGGTACCGATCTGGTGGACGCATCAGGTGAAATGGTTGCCTATGCTGAGACAGTAGGTATTGACGGTTCGTTACTGAGAGTCGGTGATGTTGTTCGCATTAAGGGACAAGTAATCGCTGATGATATTGCGACCATTGAAGAACTGGCAATCAGGGTTGTTTTTGGTACAGAAACTGTATTGGAAACGGCTGATGTGACATTGGAGGCAGATAATGACGCTATTTCTTTTGACATTGATTTGAAAGTATTAGCGGCTGGTTCTAGTGGTAAGATTCAGTATTACGGCAAGGCGTTTACGCATCTAACTGGTGTGACGGCACTGGCTACTACTATTACTGATACTAACGGTGGTGGTGTTGCAGGTGTGGCAGAGGACTTGTCTGGTGATATTGATATCACCTGTTATGGTGATTATGCCGATGTTGATGTCGAAAACGAATCTCAGGTATTCTGGGACGTTCAAGTTATTAAAGGAGTTTTGGTCTAATGACTAATGCTCTTAATGCTAACAAAGTGCTGATTGTGGGGTCTGGTCTTACGGCCCCACAATCATCTGAATTTAATTTAGATGGTTGGCAGATTCTCGCTTTACATCATGGATGGATGGCGTTGCCGAAAGATCGTTGGGATGTGTTCCTTCATTGTCACGATGCACCCAAAGACATGATGCCGATCAAGACGCGACCTGACCAGTTGATAGTTAATGCCGTCCAAGATTATGCCTACGCTCCCGAATATAAGCAATATTACACACGTGAGTTTAGGAAGGAGTCGGGCTATTGTCGGACGATATTCTTCACTGGCTTATGGTGGGCATTACATACAATGGATCCAAAAGTGATCGCTACTATTGGTTGCGACATGCACTACCCCGATGATGATGCTAATACGTTTTACGGTCATGGCTCACCCGACCCATTGAAACATCATCGAGTAAATTTGGATAAGTGGTTTAAGTGTGCCAGCGACCATTGCGACAAAGAGGGTATCGAGCTAGTCAATTTTTCACCAGAGGAATTCCCAAGCTCGTTACCGTTTGCCAGAAAAAATATTGAAGATTACAAATAATTTGACGGGAATTAAATGTCAATAGAAGAAGGCACAATCAATCCACCGCAGCACCCATTCCTTAGCGGAAAGAATCTCTATACGCCAAACAATAGGTTTGCAGTACTTAGAACACCTGGGACGCTTGACGGTGCATCATTGCAAGCTGCTGGATATGAGCCAAGCGTTGACGATATAAGCTGGTCAACGAAGGTTGTAGACGCAGCCACTATTAAAGCAACTAATGGCATGATCGACGTTTGGGATGCAATGGGATATGGTATCAATTCAGTTCAGATTGCCTTATTCTCAGTTGACGATTCAGCGAATGACGATTTCGATCTTGGCTTGTTTGTTTGGAAAGACTCTAAGCATGGGCCAGCCTTGCCAGCATTTACGACCACGGGCGACTCCTGTAAGGTTGGTACTTATAAGTGTGCTAAACATCCAGTAACCGGAGTGGATCAGCCTGGCGGCCTATGGGTTGATACGATCAAGGGCATAGACGCATGGCCAACTGAAATGATTATTGCTGATTCAACTCATAATCATATTTGTTCATTGAGCTTTGACCTGATGGGGGCGAGATATATTAAACTGGTTTTATGGAGTGGCGGTGCGGTATCGCCAGCATCAAACATAGGAGCAATTATAACCGCAATGTAATGCGGTAAAATCATCATGCTAAGAGACAGATTAAATAGTAATTTAAGACCTAGCGGATCGGTGCCGGTAACAGGCTTCATTGATTTCAACGAAAACGCTTTACCTGGCGATCCAGCATTTGATACTGCAAGGTTGTATGCTAAAGCATTTGGTGGGACAACGGTTTTATGCTATAGGGACAATGCTGGCAAAGAAACTGTTTTAGGTAGCGGTTGGGACGGTGTTGTTCTTAATTTTGCAGCTTTACCTGTTGCCGCACCAGCTAATTCCGGTAGTGTGTATTTAGTTCAAGAAACAACTGGTTTTTTATGGAGTAGGCGCAGGGGGTTGTATGAATCTGATGGAGCTGCATGGTCGAGATTATCTAACGCGGCATTTCAAGTATTAGATAGTGAGGCTACGTTTTCAGATAATGAAGATAACACTAAAAAATTAAACTTGCAATTGTCTGACATTTCTCCAGGTGCTAATCGTATATTAACTGCTCCTAACGCTGATGGGAAGATATTTCTTACTAGCGGGTCGCAGGCGATGGTTGGCGACTTGGACATGGGTGATAATGATATAGTTGAAGCCGGTACGGTTTACTGTAGCGTTATTGATATAGAAGCCCAAGCTACGTTATCGTATAATATTGCTGATGATGAGATTGTTGGTGCTGGTGTAGCTCGGTGGGATTTTGGTAGTGAAGTTAAAGCAGATGTATTTAATTTATCCAGTCAGGCATCAATTAGTTATGATACACCAACGGATAAGGTTTTATTTATTGGTGCGACTGTTTATAATTTTGACGCATATATAAACGCGACTTATATTTCTGCTACTGGTGGAACGTCATCCTTTAGGGATATAAACATTGGATCGATAAGTAATTTCAGTTTGGCTGGTTCTGGTACAAATTTTGTCCTTGAAGATTTAGCAGAAGGTGGCGGGTCTGTTGTTATTGATAATAGCTATTCGTCAGTTAGGCCAAGTGTTACTAATACTATTGATCTTGGCACATCGTCGTTTAAGTGGAAGGATGGATATTTTGCTGGTGATATAACATGTGACCAGCTTAACTACACAACGCTGAATCCTGCTGTTCCGACTAACTATTGGAGAACTGATACTGCTGATACTGGGTTGACTGGTCATAAGACTGGTAGTTTTGATCTGACTACTGTTGGTGATATATCTTGTAATGATTTAACAATAGATACAGAATTATACTCTACAGCAAGTGCTACAACTGCTGTCAGCTTATTCAAAGATCGTACAGGAGATGGCACGTTATTAGGTACGCCAGCCCTTAGCGGGATAGGGTTGAGTTTATTTGAAAATGCTACCAGTGATAATCCTTCCCTAGCTTTTTATGGGTCTTATAACGGCGGAGGCCAAAAATATGGAACATTAGGTGTCGATAGTTATGGAAGGCTCTACGTTGGTGGGACTACAACCGCATTCACTGTTAATACAACCCTTGGAGTGTCAGACGAGATTAATATCAATGGAAATATTGCTGGGTTTATCTATAGGAATAGAGCCAGCGGGACGAATAGCACGCTAAATCATATCACCTTTGGAGGCACTAATGACGACAATGACGAGCCAGTTTGGGTTTTAACAGATTACGCAAGAAGGAATTTGAATTTTGGTGTTTCCACAGTTACAGGCCCACAGCTATGGTTGCACGATGGAAGTGCTACGGCATCTAATGTGATTAAGTTGTACCATGATGGGACAAATGGGAATATTGTTACTACTGTTGGTGATTTAGTTATCACAGCGAGTAGCGACGAGATAAGTTTTGATGATAATAATCTGACGACTGCCGGCAGGGCTACAGTTGGGGGTTTAACAAGCACCGATACTGTTATCGTGGGAACTAATAAAATAGAATTTAGTCATTCGAGGGATTTCATTTACTCTCCGACTACCGGTGTGATTGTACAAGAGGGATTGTCGTTTTTTGAAATTTATGTTGATACAAATGATAATAATCTCACTAGCGCCGTTTTATATAGTGTGACCGAGGGGGGTGTCCGTGGCGGTAGTGGTAATTTAATATTATCAATCAGGAAAGATAGACGTGTTGATTTCTTTGGTGATGTATTTACAACTGGTAGTGTTGCGTTAACTGAGAATAACAAGGCAATAACCTTTGGCGTTGGATCAGAGATAGCTTTAAGTTCTGACGGAACAGACGGATGGCTTGTACCCGCAACAGCTTTGAATATTGGTACTGGTGCAAATTATACTGAGATAAAAGCAGACGGGGAGATTAATTTACACGGAACTGCAAAAGTATATGTGCAAAAGCCATTTGTTTTTAATTACTCTAAAATCACAGGACAAGGGAAGCCGACTTTAGTTTATCGTGGAGTTTTTTCAGGTTTTAGTTTGCCTGTTTATGACGCAGATAATGAAGAGCTTACAGCATGTACTTGTATGCCAGATGATTGGGACGGAGTAACTGATCCAATTGTATATGTAGGTGGCTGGTTACCATCAGCTAATACGACAAAAAAATTTAATATGCAAGTAAGTGTTGGAACAGCAGACTTTAATGCTAATGATGTTGTGCCAACTACAACTAATGATTATCCTGTCGAAACAACTACAGGGACCTGGGCTGCGTACACTGGGTATAAAACAGGATTTACTATTGACGCATCGGCAATTGGATTAGTAGCAGGACAATCATTCGCTATAAGAATAAGAAGGATAGACGCTTCAGAAGATGAAATAACTGGCGAGGTTGTTGTTGAAGGTGCATTGATAAGATATGTTGCTAATAAAATAGGAGGAGCTACGTAATGGATACTAAAACGTTTGTAATAACTAAAGACGATGATAACAAAGATGTTATCGAAGAAACAAGAACAGTAGTATCGGTTTATGATAAAGAACAGTTGCAGAAACAATTAGAGTTGATAACAAAAACAAGGGATAAGCTAAGTTTAGAAATAGAACGTATCCAATCGTTATTAGATCAATTCCCTAAAGAGGTTATTAGTAAATAATGTCAATAAATAAAACAACAATACTGGCGGCTGTCAATCAACGGCTTACGTTAAATGAAACCAACATCGCTACTAAGATTGTAACGATCTTGCAGGAAATATCTTCACGAATACCGGGGATATTACAAAAGTCAAGCACGGTGACTATCGCGGCAAATGCTTATAGCGGTGTGTGGCCAACTGACTATGTTGAGGTAAGATCGTTGGTTGGTGAAACCCACAAGCCATTGGAGTTTGTCGGTGGTCTAGATAACTTAAACGCTAAGTTTGAAGCAGACATTACCCAAGGTGAGCCAGAGTTCTTCCACATGCACAACGATGGCAATGTTTATGTATGGCCACGACCAACGACCAGCACAGCATTAACTCTGCATTATTGCTACCAGGACACGTCAGCTAGTTCAATAACCATGCCTGACGTAGTACAGGAAGCAATAATCGAGGGCGTATGCCACCTGTTAGAGTTAGGGCGGGGAACGCTGGGCGACATGACTGAACAAGCATGGACTCATAAGACTCTTTATGAAGATCAGATTAAAATGCTAACCAACCGATACGGGAAATACTAAACATGACTAAAGCAGAAATCTATAAAGTAGTTCTTAACCGACTGAAAAGTTTCGGCCTGTCTGTCATTGGTATAGATGAAGAATTGCGAAGTGTTTTATATGACATAGCAACACGGGCTGAGTTTTTAAAGAGTTCCGGCACGTTTGATACTGTTGATGGTACTGCTTCCTATGATCTCATTAGCGAGATTAGCGACTTCAAATGGTTACAGAGTTTAGCAATTGCCAATGGCTTTTATCCAGAGAGAATTACTTTAGATGAATATCAAAAGCTGATTGAAGGCTCAAGCTCTGTTGAAGGTGAACCATATAAATATGCTCTATGGAATGATGCAGTATATTTCTATCCTACTCCGGGCGATGCCTATACCGTCAATGTTTTTTATTCCAAACATCATCCCAACGATATTGCCACAATAGAGTTTGGCGAGAAGTTCCGGGAATGTGTTTACGCCGGGGTATTATTTAAGTTGTGGGACGGACAGTTTGCCGGTCATCAGCAAGCGACTGAACAATTAATGAAACAAAATGGCAGATACGAATCTGAATTACGTCAGTTGGGAATGAATCTTGAAAACCAGCCGATACAAATTAAATACCGAGATATATAATTAAAAGGAGTTTTGATATGAAGAAGTGTTTGGGTTTAATGTTGTTAGCCTTAATGGTATCGGTTTGTTTGGGACTGACTTATACTTACGACACCACTACACCGCCTGATGACCAGGCCATAGGACTAGGTGCTACTCGTATCCGTGAGGTCAAGAACGCAGTGCAGGAGCGATTAAACGTCGATCATGTGTTTGCTAAAACGGGCAGTGAGGTTTCTCATGCTGATTCAGGTAAGCAGTTTCAAGTAACCTTTACTGATGTGGACACTTCATTAGTAGCCGATGGTGGTTCTGATGACACACATTCTGTGATAGCTGACGGTGAGGGCATACTTGATATTATCGACGTGGATTCTACTCGTGAACTACATTTTTGGGACGAGGCCAGTAATATTATACAGCTTACAGATGGTGGGCAATTGAACCTGACTGGGACATATGCCAATACAGTATCCCTTACAGTTGATACATTAACTGGAGTTTCTGATGGAACATGGACTTTACCTATTGACACAACTACCGATACCACTGAAGGTAATATTCGCTATGACAATACCGACGATACAGTAAGTTATCGTTCTGCATCAGCATGGCTAACAATATTAAACACGACAGATAGTGCCGCCAAAATGAAGATCGGTACTTATACAGGCGATGATGGGGCAACTAAAGCGATTATTGGGATGGGTTTTCAACCAGAAGTATTAATGGTTATTCCAGGTGTTGAAAGCCTATATGTGAGTATTAAAACTACTGACATGGGAACTAAGAGTAAGATATTTAATAATTCACATAAATTTGAGGATAATGTAATTGTATCACTAGATGCTGATGGATTTACAGTTGGTAGTACTTCGGCTTCGGCTGATGGAAATATGAATAAATTAGATAAAATTTATTATTATATAGCTATGAAAGTATTAGACTAATGAAAAAAACAACCTTAATTTTATTGTTAGTCACTCTCCTTGGGCCTGCATCGTTAGTTTCGGCGGCGGTGCAGGCTTTCGGGATTTTCTCGCCGGTGCTTGGTATGCGGGAAGATGTGCCGCAAATTACTTTGACACAGGCATATACCACTGATAACGAAAATGTTATTATGCAGCATGGTGAGATTCATCGGTCATTGATGAGAAGTGATCAGTTAATTGACGCTAATAGCAATGAACAGACAACACCAGATGGAAAACCTGTTTTAACATATTATTATTATGAAAAAGTAGATGGTACGTCTTATTTATTAGCGTTTACTTCGGAATCAGTTTATATGTGGAATACATCTAGCCTTGCATGGAACGCGGTATATGATAATTCTACCTGTACAGCATGGTCAGTTGTGACATTTGATAATATATTATATGCAACAAATAATGTTGACAAAGTATTGGCTTGGGAGGGGACAGGTGCTTTAGCAGCTGCCGATGATCCATGCGGTCTTGACATTGGTGGCGGAGAGTTTATTACTAAAGCTAAATGGTTGGCTACATTTGAAGGTTATTTATTAGCAGGTAATGTCTTGGCCGGAGGTGCTAATCGTGCGCAATGGGTTTATTGGTCTGATACTGCTAATGGTGGAACTATTGCTGACAATGACGCAGCGGGGGAAGAATGGACACTAGGGACGGGTAACGCCGGTGTGATGATACTGCCAGGTCCTAAGCCATTGTTAGGTGTTGGTCAGATTGAGAATTTTCTTTTAATATTTTCTGAGAATGCCATTGACCAATTATGGGCGGTGGATTCAACATTAATATTTAATCATCGTCGATTGCGTAATAGACTTGGAACAAAAAGTCCTCAATCAATTCTAAATGGTGAGAATGGCGAACTGTATTTTTTGGATACGCAAAGAAACATTAGAATTATTCCTTCACCAATGAGTCAGTTTAGCATTGTTTCTGACGGAATAGATAAAACCTTAAAGCTGATACCTGATAAACAATTAAGCGATGTTAAAAGTTTTTATGTTTCCGATCTTCAACAAAAATGGTGGTCGATTCCATACGGCAGGGACGCTACGACTAATAATAAAATTTTGGCAGTAGATAGATATAACGCATGGTCTAGATTAGATATGCCAGTGTCGGCTTTCGGTCATTGGGCAGAACAGATATCACCACAATATGTTTGGACTGACGCTAATAGTTTATTACCTACATGGGAAGAAATTGGCTGGGCATGGGAATCTGTAATATCAGTTGGTGGGTCTGCGTTAGATATTTGCGGGGATTATTCTGGTTATACATACAATTCTCATAACAGTTTACAGGATAACGGTTCTGATTTTACTGGTTATGCTATAATCGCTACAGACTTTTCACACGCAAAAGGTACACCTTACCTTGACGTTTTTAAGCGATTGACGGCCATTACGGTCTTCTTTAGGAATGAGGGGTCAGGGACGGCGACTATTGAGCTTAAAAGAGATATGGAAACAACCTGGCAGTCAGTTGGTACGTCAAGCTTGAGCGGGTCAACTGATATTTTATGGGACAGGATGGATGTTGACTATCGTGCCAGACATTTTCAATTAAAAATTTCAGGGTCCAACCCTTTTAGATTTGTAGGAGTGATATTTCATTATGTACCACAAAGTTATCGTTAATAGTTTAATTATATGTTTGTTATACTTTAGTCCACTATATGCTTTGCAGTCGGGAGCTAAAAGCACGGGTCTTTCTCCGGTGGAGCAAATTACAGATTTTAATGATGTGGAAGAACATTTGCGCGAGATTAAGCGGGCGATTGACTTCCTTCATCGCGAAATGCTTAACGATGTAGACATTATCAATCGTGATGTGATACCTACCCTGCAAACACAGGTGGACGCAATTGGCACGGCTGACTTTGATATCCCTCTGGTGACTAACTTAAACTTTCGCTATAAAGCGACCAACATAATCAAATGGGATGCCGGCACGTTGCAATATGGCGGGGTGTCCTATGTGGTGAGTGAAGGTACGTCTGACGAGGAAGATATTGCTGTTTACGTTGACGTGTCGAGCTTGTCTGATCCGATCACCCTACAACATGGGGCGACAGTGACCTATAAGCCTGATATTTGGTTTCTGGCCAATCGGATTTCTACAAAGGTTTACGCAAGTTTTCAGTCACCGATTATTAATGGCGGTTTGATTCAGGCCAATACGATAACTGCTAAAGAAATTAAAGCCAGCACTATCTTGCTTGAAAATGTAGCCAGCCAGGTAACCGATAGGATGTTTGACTCATCGACAAAATCCAATTATATACAAGCATGGCAACACGACACCGATACCACAAAAATTGATGGTGGCGATATTTACACCAGTACTGTTACCGCTACTGCAATTGACGTAGCTAACTTGTTTGCTCAAGATTTGACTATGACTGGCAGCGGGGAAATACACACTACCGGTAAGGATATTTATGGAGACACTACCGCTGGGTACTGGATCGGTATGGATAGCGGAACAGCTAAGTTTGATTTTGGTAATGCCACTCAGCATATTAAATGGGATGGCACTGATTTAGTTATCAATGGCCAAAAAGGAACCCTGGGGATAACCGGCAGTTCTTATAGTTTAGAAAATGGCTTAATGACAGTTGTTGGTACGGGGATTTGGACGGGTGATACCTTGACTGTTGGCAATCGCGTGAGTGGTAGACCTGTATTTAATTGTGAATCCTCTAATTCGTCAATCGCTTTTTCAGCGAGTCAGATGAGTCTAGATACTTCTGCTGCAAATCAATTCTCAACCATAGAATTCACTAATGGCAGTATTGGTACTGCATCGACTGGAGCTAATGTAAAATATTGTCATGTGAATATTGGTCCCTCCGCATCAAACAGAATTTTAATGAACGAGAGTTTGTCTATATACCTCATTAATGGATTTACGATTGATGATTCAATTATCACAGGAAGCACAATAAACAACACAAACTCCATCGCCGCAGATGCTCTTGATTCCGGTGTCATCGCTGATGCTCAGATGCCAGCGTCACCACCATCTGATTGGTTTGCAAGTGGAACGTACACAGGGGATGGTGTGTCAACCGAAGTTGTAACGCATGGGTTGGGTCATACTCCTAAATTAATCATAGTCGGTTGCGACGATTCTCCCGATAGAAACACACAAACGTGGACAACCCGCGGTGGCAGTTCAGCTATTGGTTCAGTTGGGAATACAACTTTTACTATAACTGAGGGTACTGGCGGCTTGGAATTAAACTCAGTCGGTGAAGTTTTTTACTGGGTTTGTTTTTAATAACAAAATTAAGAGAGGTAAGGTATAGATTATGGGACTTAGTGATATTCTTAGTGGTGAAACTAACGTAGATTATTATGATCCGAGAGCAGCTAAGGGAACTGAGGGAACAGTAGGGCGGGACTTTCAAAAAGATTTACTAAGTCAGCCATTAGAATTTGGCCGCAGAGAAATTGCGGGTCTGTCTGATACTGAACAACAGGGCCAATCTATCCTTGACGATATTGCATCCGGTAAGTCTTTTCAAGACCCGTCTACCAGTGCCTTATACGCTGGCCTACGGAGACAATCGCAAGCAGAGGAAGAAGAAGGAGCTAATGCTCTCAGTCATCGGTTCCGTAACTTGAATAGTAGCGGTGCGGTAAGTCAAATGTCAGACTTCCGTGCTGATATGGCCAACCAGCGAATGACTACCCTGGCGGGACTGTATGAAGCTGAACGATCAAGAGACAATCCATATACTCGCCTTGCAGCGATAAATCAATATGGCTCATTGCCACGATCTATCGAACAATCTAAGTTAGATTCAGTATATCAACAGGACATGAACAATCTGCTGGGTTCGTTCCAGTATCTAGCACCATTGGCTCAACAGATAGTTGATAATGAAATGTGGACTCAACCAACTGTTACTAATAGTCCAAGCATGTTCAGCCAGATCGGATCAATGGCTGGTGGAGTAATGAATGGTATGAGTGGTTTGTCTGGCATGTTTGGCGGTGGTGCTGGTGCGGCGGCAGGTGCGGGTGCGGCAGGTGCGGGTGCGGCAGGTGCGGGTGCGGCAGGTGCGGGTGCGGCAGGTGCGGGTGCGGCAAGTACGGATGCATCAATAGCCGCAATGAAGGCAGCCGGAGCTTTCGCCTCATTTTCAGACAAAAGACTCAAAAATGACATTCAATATATCAACGGTGGACCGTTCGCAACGTGGACATGGAACGACAAAGCAGAGGCGATTGGTTTGAAGGGTAAGAGCTTTGGTCTGATCGCTCAAGACGTAGAGAGATACAAACCAGAAGCCGTAACAGTTAGCGAGCATGGTTTCAAGCAGATTGATTATTCCAAAGTATTAATGAAAGTAACTCAGGAGAGTAAATAATGCCTACAATTATACCAGCGGCAAGAATACAGCGAGGGCCGGGCTTTGACGATTTGGCTTCAAACCAATCAGCGTTACAGAGTATCGTTAAAGGATTGTCTAGTATCCAAGGCGCCAGACAAAATAACGCTAACCAGGATTTCCTGTCACAACTCGCAGCGGCCAACCAGTCGGGTGATCCAAACGCTATACGGCAAGCAGTAAATACTCCACAACAAGGGCCGCAGGGGTTCTTGGGTAAGTTGACAGGTGCTATTAATCCTTTTGGTAGCTCTGGTGGCTTCGCACCCGAACAGCAGAGGATGTTGACTGAACTGGTACAGGATCAACTCAATCCTGAAACAGCATTGCAGCAAGAGTATCTACAGGCAAGAATCGACGCGAATAATGCCTTGACTAAACAAAGGGGCA